TAGCCTACGGACTTCCAGCCAATAGACTTCCAATGCCGTTTTATGCTTTCTACATTGCCAAATCCAGCAGAGCAATGAATAAAAATGCGCTTGATTAATCTCATTTAAATCGTTTACTCCACCATCTGCGGATAAATAAAGAAATTATTAAAATGGTAATAGCCGTAAAAATACTTGTGATGCTTCGGAATATCTCTTGTGCGTAAAAGTTAGTACTGATTTGAAAAGGCAAAGTAAAGTAAACACCCATACCAGTTGATATAGTCAAGCAAACATCAATTATCTTATTCTTAAAACTTTCCGTTTGTAGTGATTGTATTAACAATATTGCACCTAAAATTACCTTATCCATCGCCCTATTTTTGTGCGTTTCTAATTAACTTAGCTTTCTTTAAAATCATTTCCAGCACCCACCCAAAGGACAAACCAAATATGTAGTAAATGTACATTGGATTTTCAGTCTTCATCGAATCGGGTAAAAAGTTTAACCCCAGCCAATGCACCAAGTCCTCTGTAAATACAATAATCGGAAAGCACATTAAGAAAAATGAAATAACGGAATTGTAATTATCAAGCCACCAAAAAGAAAAAGATATATCTAACGGTGTTCTGTCGGAATATCTATCTCGAATCGTAAACTGAAACCACTTACTGGTCACAAACGCTAACAAAAGAAAAAAGAAAGCAGCCATAATAAAGCTACTTTCTATTCCATTAGTAAAGTAATTTTGAACGTAGGCGCTATCCATTACATTATAATTATCTTGTTTATTATTTGGTCATCTTTTGGCTCTCCTTTCCACAAAGTCGGCTTGGTGTTATCAAGATAGGTAATCATTTGACGCTTGTATTTTGTAGCCATATTCATCGCCTCACGTTTGGCAAACTCCACGTTAGCTATCTGCTCGTTACTACCTTGTGCCGTTTGTGCGCCTTTATTTCCAGTCTTAATGTGATTAGCTTTGCTCAAATATGCTTTTACGTTATATGCAATGTAAGGTTTTAAATAGGTGTCTATTAGCGTAGTATAACTTGCTGGATTAGCCACCACATCATCGTAAAAATCAGCACCGAATAAAGATAATACTTGTTCCCATTCCACTAACTGAATTAGGTTATCCTTTACGGCATTCATATCAAACGTATTACTGAATGCTAACGCTTTTATTTCTGCTTTACTCGCTATCATTTTTGTACGATTTTTCTTGCTTCATCTTCTGGTATGCCTAACGCTACACTAATAATTTGCACCGCTTGATTTTCCGTTAATTCGCCTAATGAGTATTTGCCAACTACCTCAACTAAACTGGTTACTTGTGCGCCATTTAAAGCTATTTTGGCTTCTTGCTTTTCTTCGGTAGAATAACCAAACAATTCTCTCTTTTCTTCGATTGATAGTATAGAATTTACGTCTAAAAGAGCTGCTAAATCTATTGGCGATTGATTGTTAAATTCAACCTCACCCTCGTATGCAGTACCTTTAAACGCTTTTTGCAAGGCTTCCATAATAATATCTTGCTCGTTTCTAATTAACCTTTCGGCTAACTCCCACTCGTTCCGTAGTTGTTGATTGTTGCCTAAAGTTCCAGCACTTTCTAAACCTGCTAAACTTCTAAACCAGCTACACGCTTTAACGATGTTGTTCTCTACCAACTTTTGCAACTCAATAAAGCTACCTTCTTTTTGCATCGGGTATGTGATGTACTCGGGTGCTTCAACATCTCCACTCTTTGGTACGATTAAACTCTTACCGCTTCTGCCTTGACTTGTGCCTTTCAGCTGACTTTCTAACTTTTGTTTCTGTCTTGCTAAACCTTTCTCGGCATCGCCATTCGCATCGGTAGTATCTCCAAAGTCGAACATTAAGATACTGGACAAAGTTACTCCATTCTCAAACTGATTAGCGTTATATTGCCCTATAAGACTCTCAACTTGCGCATCGAAAAAAGCACCGCTCCACATAGGCAAAGGGTAATCTATCATTCCGCTTTCATATTCCATAATAGGAATAATAGTGCGACCATCTTCATCGTAGTTTGGGTATAATGTACGCTCTATTGGGCGTATTCTCGTATCGTTCCAGTCCTTACTAATCGCTACGGCTTCGGGTTTCTCTCCGAAATACTCCATAAATCGCACTTGCGAAGCATCTAAATGATAAACGAATACCTCACTACCTTTACGGATAGCTTCAATAAAGCCATAGCCATACGTTCTTCGGTCTTTAGCTACTCTTTTAGCTAACTCAAACCAGTTATAGTACTTGTTTAAGTCCTTTGTCAACTTGCGCTCTAACTGCATATTTTCAGTCAATAACGCACCATAGCTAACATACTCGGAAAACGAGTTTATTACCGCTTTCAAAGTGCTACTTTCTTTAGCCAATTTAGATACCTTTTGAGGAAATAAATTGTTATCTACTGTAGATACAATTCTTAAACCCTGCTTAGTAACTATCTTTTGCTTGTCTGTGTAGTCTGGTAACTGAATTACGTTATTAGTTACTTGAAAGCTTGTTTGATGGCTTTTTCTTGGATGGTTTTTTATTCTCTTCTGCACGTTCAATGAATCTAATCAGTTTGGTAAATTGTGGTAATAAGCTATACTTATAAATCAACTCCGCTGAAAGGGTGTTAGTGTCAAGGATACCAAAACCCTTGACACCAATTTTTTGCCCTTTATATTTCTTCTTGTAAACCCACATATTAAACAGATGTTGCTGCTAACAATTCCGCTACGATTGCTGGAACAGTTGTAGCTGGAGTAGATGCTCCGCTAATACCGCTCAATACTCGTAAGAACTCGCCCTGCTCTGCCATCATAGTGAATGAGAATAAGTTATCGTCTGCTTTTGCTCTACCACTTGTAGATTCTGCCGACATAAACGCTGCGAATGCCTCATCTTGAAACTCCTCATCGTAACCAATGAATAACAATCTGTCACCATCGTACAAACGAGCTACCATATACTGCTCACACGAATCTTTGATTGCTTGTAATTCTTTACGCTGAGTGCTTGTAGGGTTAGCTACTGCAAAGTTTACCTCTACTTGGTTACTTCTTTCCATTGCTTCAGTTACTTCACATTCTCCACGCTTAAAGTTGATTTTACCAAAGCCAGTACCTGCCGTTGCAAACACGATGTTTGTGATGTCGTGGTCACTTCCTAATGTTATGCTTGAAACATCTGCAACTGGAATGGTGTAAAGTTCTTTGACTCCCGCCGTTCTTGGGCAGTTTGACCCTGCTACTGCTGCTAAACTTAAATTTGCTGCCATTTTTTAATTATTTTTTTTGTTGTTAAAAGGGGATGAATAAACACCCCCTTTATAAATTTAATACTATCGGAATAATACGATGTCCTCGCCGTTGGTGTAGTTAACATCAAAAGCATAGTCACATCTGTAACGTACAGTTCTATCTCCAGTTACTTCGTACTGTGGTAAAATAGATACGTTGTTCCACTCTGCATCTAAAGCAGTTCCAAAGTGTAGGTTAGATACGTTAGCCGCTACGATTGTGTTAGGAGAAACGAAGGGCAAAATAGCCAATCTGTTACCTAAGAAATCCAATTCTTTAGCACCAATGTAATAAGAACCTGCTCCGTTAGCTGCTGCTGCTTGAGCTAAAGAGTAAGCTTTACCCAAACCTTTGTTTCCAAAGATGTAGAAATCTGGGTCATCTTCTACTGACTCGCTCAATCCGTTGTATACGCTTGTCAATACTGCCAAAGCGTTAGAAGCGTTAATGTAGTTGATGTTACCACTTGTGAAAGTACTTGTAAATCCGCTTGAATTAAAAGGAATAGAAAAAGTAGTACCATCTATAACTGTGATAGGGTAAGATGTTCCATCTAAATCACTAAATTCAGTTCCAGTAAATCCTAAACAAGATGAAAGAGTAACTACATCGCCAGTTTGTAGGTTAGCAGTTGAAGCCACTTCAATAACTGATACCGCACCTGGTGTAAAATCAGCCATTGCTACTTTAGTAGAGTCTAATTTGTTAACATCGCTACCAGCTTCCATCAAAGGAATCAAACCAGTTACTACGTTAGAAGAAGCAGATACTGTGATTTTAGATAATTGACCAGCAGCAACTGAACCTCTCCAAATAGAAGCGTCAATAAACTTAGAACGAATCAAAGCTTGTTGCTCAATCAAAGCCTCTTCGATAGTTGCAGGAGGAACGAAATCGCCACCACGTCCTCTTGGCTGCTGAGCAGCGTACCAAGTAGCGTTAAGTGATTGGTAATCGTACTCTACTGCTTCCATAAATTTCTTAGGGTCAAGGTATTTCTCGCCCAAAGTCATAGACCCTGCGCTATTAAAAGCTGCCACAGAATCTTGTACGTTAATTGTGTTAGCCATTGTCTTAACTACGGCTCTTGAGTCAATATCAGTATGTACTGAAATCAATCCGTTTTCAATCGTTCTACCTCGTAGTACCGACTGCGCTATTATGCCCTCTAAATCCTTACCGGCATAAGTGTTTGGTGAAATTGTTGGTGTTGCCATTATTTAATGAAATTTTGAAAGTTATTTAAATGTTGTTTCCAAGTCGGCTCATTTACCGAGTTTGTCTTGTTTGATTTTGTTGGAGTAGGCTCTACGAAGTTTTTGAAAGCTTCAGCGATTTCGTTTTTGATAACCTCGCTTAAATTTTCTTTTTTGTCTTCTACTACTTCCTCCTCCATTGGCTGGTCTTCTGCCTCTTCTTCTTCTTTAGGCATCAATTCAGCCATAGCCTCTTCTAAAGCTACTAATCTTGGCTCAAGTATCTGCATTACTTCATCTACAATCGCCGTTTGTTCTTCTGGTGTAACTTCGTTGTCCACTTCGTTCTCTACACTTGGAGTTTCGCTTTCGTTAGAAATCTTATTCCAAATCTTCTGAAGCAAAGTTTTTTCTTCAGTCACAACATTTGGTGTTGTTTCTTCCATTTTTTCTTCTTTTTGATTTATAAAATTAGGTACTAATAAGTCTTTGTTTACGAATGTATCTCTTGAGTAGTTAGCTACTTTTTTAGTTTCCCACTCTTTGCCTACAAATCCGTATTTTTTCGCTTCTTTAAAGTTTAGGTATTCGCCATGTCCGCCGTTACGTTCCATTAACTCGGCAATTACTTCTTTTTCTACTCCTAAATTTAGATACACTTGATTAATTGCGCCTTGCCATTTCTCAAGGTCGTTAATCATATCTTGCATATCGTTCTCGTTGCCCTCAACGTAACTCATAACCTTATGAACAAGGAATAAACCAGTGTTGTCCATATAAATATTTTTTACGCTTGTAGCTGCGCTTCCTATAATAGTAGAAGCCGAAGCATTTACACCTCTATAATAAGTGTTAATTGTTGCACCGCTATTCTTTAATAGTGAATAAATAGCCAAAGCGTGGCTAACATCGCCACCTAAACTTTCTAAAGTAACATTGATTACATCAACACCTAAATTTTGCAAGGCTTTTATCTCCTCTGCTTTCTGTTCGCTTGTATTGGCTTTATACTCCTCGTAAGTATCTGCCCAAACATTGTACCCTATGTCGCCAAATATTTCTATATCGGCAACATTATCGGTTTTCTTTATATTTAAAAAGGGTGTTACTTTCATATCTCGTAAATTTACTACGTTATAATTATAATTTTTGTAAATTATCTATTAGTAATGTTATAAATAGTTTGTAGCGATACGCCATACTTTCGAGATAGTTTATTTCGCAACTCCATTACGCTAATTCTACCAGTATTTTGGTTATAGAAATCTGCCTTTATTACTTCCTTAATTCTGTCTTTGTGATATAACCCCTTATCGGCTAAATCTAACGCATCGTTAATATGTTCTTGCTTGTTCAACATTTGATACTTTTGTTTGTAGTTTAGTAAAATCCTGCTCTACGTTAATTACTTGCAGTTGTCTGTTCTCCGTTACGCTTACCAACTCACTTACACCTCTGCTCACTTGGTCGCTTATCGTTCCTACTGGTGTAGGTGCTACATATCCGCCCTCTGCAAACATCTTCGGAATACGCATATTGTTTAAAGCATTCATAAAGTCAACTCCGTAGCTATCTACTGTGCTTTTCTTTACGATATACTCGCCACCCTCTGCCTCAAATCCACCACGACCAGCAACAGTAAAAGGCACTCCGCCTTTTGAATGACTTGCGCCTTGAATAAGTCCACCATCTTGGAACTTTTGCGCTGCGATTGTAGCTACTTGAGCAGCACCCAAAGCACCAATGGCGATAGCGTTTGCAGTTCTTAATGCTTGTACTGGTGTAAAGTCCGTAGTCTCTGCTAATGTCTTTAGCACCGCTTGAGCAGTATTAACAATAGCCATACTAATCTGCATAGCCTTCTGTCGTTTAAATGCTCTTTTCTCTATTTGCTCGAGTTTTTTATCCGCTTGTTCTTGACTTAATATTCCAGCTTCTACTTGCTCTTGAATTTTTTGTTTATTACGTTCAGTAATAGTGGTCATTAAGTTACCTACATTGTTTAAAATATTGGAAACCTCAGTCAAAGAACTCTTTAATTTTTCTTTTCCTTCTTCATCTAATCCTAAACCTTCAACCAAATCAAGTCCCTTAATTCCTTCATCTGCATTGCCTTGAACAGTATTTTGTATTTCTTGCATTTGGGTATTTATCTCGTTAAGTTGCTTTTTAAGCGCTGTTTCTTCTTCTGGTGTTAATGGTGTTATAAGACCACCACTACCGTCTGCGCTTATTTGTTCTAACTGCGCTTTAATCATTGTAGCTTGATTAGTTAAAGATTCTAACTCCAACTCTGCTTTTTGTTGTTGGTATTTTCTTTCGATTGCCAGTTTTTGTTCAGCAGTTAGGTTAGCTTGTTCCAACTCTCTAAACTTTTGAAATTCTAAATCGGTTATTTGGTCTTGTAAAACTTGTT